TTGGTTACGGCAACCGCCAACATTTGGTCCGCTTTTTCCGGAATGGGTGCAATTGGTATTGTATTGGCCGCGTTAGCAACCGCAACAATGTTCGGTGCGTTCCTGTCCGCCAAGGTTAAAGCCAAAGAGGTTACGGAACAACAATACGGCGAGGGAACCGTGGAATTGTTAGAGGGCGGAAGCCACGCAAGCGGCAACGACATTGATTTGGGATTCGATAGGAAAAGACACAGACGCCGCCGCGCCGAGGGTGGAGAATTCTTTGCCGTTGTCAACAAACGTAATTCGCGTAAGTATCGCAACGTAATCCCGGATGTAATCAATTCGTTCAACAATGGCACGTTTGCCGACAGATACCAACGCGCCAACGAAAATATGGATGGTTACGCATTCAACCTGTTTGGGGCCGGTACGGATGTTTCGCGTATCGAAAAGGATGTATCAGCAATGCGCAAGAATTCCGACACCGTGCGATTCGTGGACGGTCAAGGTAACACCATTGTAAAGTACAAGAATTTAACCCGCAAAATCATTAATTGATGAATCCGATATATAAATACGAATTAACGGCGAATGGGACAACAAGGTTGGCCCATCCCGTCGTTTCTGATGGTTTGGCATTGGAATATGCTTTGGAATCCAACCAAGAGTTTTACCGGGCCAAATTATCCGGTAAACTGACATTCCAAATGGACGATTATACGTTCATTTCCCAACAGGCGTTCGACGAACAATTTGATTGCGTCATATCTGTTTCATACGATAGGGGCGCAACGTGGAATATATATTGGGCCGGTCAGTTTTGGAAAACCGATTGCCAATTCAATGATGATGATAAAACCGTTATCGTTACCCCAAACGTAAACGACCCATACAATGCGGTATTAGCCGGATTGGAAAAGGAATTCAATTTGATTGAATTGGCCCCGGTTATTCAACCTGTAAAGATTGACAAACGCCCGTTGATTCAAATATACGTTCCCGGACAATCTGTTATTGGTTGTTTTCTTTCCAATATGTGGTGGGAACAGGAATGCGACGTTATTACCAATGAATCAACATTGGTCAATACCTATAAATTCCAAAAGAATACATCAAACCGCGTTATTGAAACATCGGGTAACATATCCCCGGAATTGCCATCGGTATTTCAAGGGCCAACCCCGGATATGACACCGAATTATGTATATTGGTTTGATAACGGCGGTTATCGCGTACAAGTTTATTGTTCAGAACTTGGGGATTTGGAATTCCAAACGGAATGGTATGTAATTCGTTTGTCTGATAGTCAAATTTTATGGTCAAAGACCGTGACCGCGCAAGGCCCCGAGGGTCTAACATACGATATTGAATTGGAACCCGTATCGGATTCGGGTGCAACCGGAACATTAACATTGTCATTCCGCAATGTAAATGTTTATGCACGCCGCATTTCCAATATCTTAACAAATACATATCCCATACCCGCCGATGATATTGTTGCGGACAACAAGAATTATACCCGCGTAAGCGGCGTTGATATATCAGACCAAATAATAATTTCAAGCGAATTAAGCGCAACACCGACGCAATGGGGAATATATCAACCGGGGCAATATTATGTAATGCCGTATGATGCGGAAAATGGACCAAAACGTTGTTATCCGATTGCGCGTAATTCGTGGTCCAATATTTCGTTTTGGTTTGCGGTATCGGAAACAGATTGGCAAACGGAACCGGCGTGGCGTACCGAATTCACATTAAAAGATGCATTTCCCATATATTCGGTTATATCTGTATTGTTGGCCAAGATTGCCCCGGGAATCACGCACGATGGGACCACGGATTATTCGGAATTTCTTTACGGCGGCCAACCTTTGGATATTCCCAACCAACGTGTTTTCATAACGCCAAAATCAAATATTGTGACGTCGGGTTATGACCAACCGGCACAAAAAGCACCAATCACATTAAAACGGGTATTGGATATGTTGCGCGATTGTTTCCGTTGTTATTGGTTTATTGATAAAGACCAAAACGACGTGTACCGTTTTCGTATTGAACATATCGAATATTTCCGCCGTGGCAGTATATACACGGGCGACCCCGTTGTTGGTACTGACTTAACACAACAGATTGTGACGCGCAACGGTAAGCCGTGGGCGTTTGCACAAAATGAATATCAGTTTGACAAACCGGATATGGCGGCGTGGTATCAATTTGGATGGATGGATAACGAAACCGAATTGTTTAATGGCGTATCAATGGAAATTATATCCAAATATGTAAACCAAGACAAAATCGAAACAATCGAAATCGCGCAATTTTCATCCGATGTTGATTATATGTTATTGAACCCGGGCGATGTTTCCCAAGATGGGTTTGCGTTATTATGCCCGGTTCTGACAAGCGGCGAATATAAATTGCCATATTACACGTTTACAATTGACGGCGTGGATTATATCTTGCAAAACGCATACGCCGCATTCGCATATTTGCAATTGTATTACCGATGGGATATGCCCGCAAAATATTACACAAGAAATGGCGTACAGGAAACCGCATTGGGTATAAAGAAATTGAAAAATCAATCGGTCAGTTTCCCGGCGTTGTATGACCCGGATATGGTCAAATTGATTAAAACCCAATTAGGTAACGGAACAATTCAGAAAATTAGTATAAATTTGTCGTCAAGGAACGCAAAAGCAACGTTGAAATATGATACCGAATAACAATTTATCCGTGTTGCCGTGGTACACGTCCATTGAGCAACAGAACGCCCGCAAATGGTGGGTATATGGTCGCGTATATCCGTTGTTTACACCGGCAATGTTTATGTTGCCGTTCCAAATAATGCGTGAACACCGTTCCGGGAATATCAATTCATTCATCGTTTATACCAAAGAGGGAATGCAAGTTGGCAATTATACGGCCAACATAACCCCGTATATAACCATCAAACAGGTTGGCACGATTGATGTAATTGTGTTCCCCGGTAACTTTCCGATTTTCACGGCATTTGCCAACGGTCAGTATTACGCAAGAATATCCGATGGAACGCAAACGTGGTATTCGGAAATATTCACGGTGGTAAATGACATCGAACCGTATTTGAAAATCGAATGGTGGGATACGGAAGATTTTATAATGGATGCGGGGGCCATCGTTTACAAGAATCCGGCGTTTCATAATGTTTTGTATTTGGATTCAGATTTGGCCAAACCCGAATATCCGTTCGAAGAAGAGGGCGAAACCCGGGATGGTTACTTTTTCCCCATCAAACAGATTTCGGAAAAACATTACCGTTTCAAATTCTTTGCATCGGAATACCTGTTGGATGTAATGCGGTTTATTCGAATGGCCGATTACGCCCGCGTAACGTATCACGGACAAACATACGAATTGGATACATTCTTAATCACGCCCGAATGGGAAGATAACGGGGACGTTGCAAGCGTTGAAGCCGAATTTGATACGGCAACGGTGGCAAAGAAAATCGGACGCGGGTACGTTGTACCAACAGGCGGTAACTTTAACAATGACTTTAACAACGATTTCAATAACGATTAAAACATACGATTATGGCCGGAAATTATGCACAATTATTGGATATTATAAACAACCCCACAGACCATTTGTTGCCCGCGTGGGATAATAACGCAAAACAGATTGAGGGCGAAACCATCAAACAATATTTGCTTTACATTATAAATTCGCTTACCGTTGGGTATCAGTTTATGGGCGTTGCAACACCGAGTACAACACCCGGAACACCCGACCAAAATGTGTTCTATATTGGCGGTGCGGGTTCTTACTCCAACTTCGGCACAAGTATAACCGTAAGGCAAGGCCAAATTTGCGTTTTCAAATGGAATGGTTCGTGGACTAATACACCGATTGAAATTGCCAATTCGGGATTCGTGAACGTGAATGACGTAAACGGACGTTCAACCGCATACGGAAGCGCAAGCGCGGCCCGTTCAGCCGTTCCAACGGCATACCGAAAAAGCGGATTAAATATTACCTATCTGTTAAGTACGGGTTGGGTAATTGAACAATTTATTGGTGATGATGTGGATGATTGGGCGGTGGCCGATAATTGGAAAACCATTGGGCCTGTTCGTGCAACACAAAATACAAGTACAGGACATACTGATATTGAGGTGGGCGGAGTTACTACCCCCGTAGCGAGCGCCGGTGAGGTTGAAATTCAGCAGGATGGTATAGACATATTGTTTGATGGAGAAAAACAAATCAATGATTTCTTGTTAAATCAATCATTATTTGGAGGCGGCATAGTTTCAACTTTAAGTGGTTATGTGTCAACTAACTTTTTACCAGTTTTTAATAAATGTGATTACAATTTTGGCGATAACGAGCTTGATTTTGATTTCGTATATGGTGCTTGCTACGATGAACATAAAACTTTTATTAGTCTTGTATCTGTTGCTGGTAAAAAAGTAACATATCAACAAATAATAAATGTTTCGCAAAATGCTAAATATGTAAGATTCACATTTGGCGTAAAATCTTCCGATGTACAAGAGAGTGATATATCTGATTTTGTTCTCAGTATTGTTAATAGTGTAAACTATCAGCAAGAGATAGATGAGCAAAAAAAAGAGCTAATTAATTTGACTTTTAAGACCGTTGGCACAAAAAGCGCTAATAACTTTTTGTTAAATAAATGTTTGGATGGTGGTGGCTCCGTTGAGGGCTTTGACGGATATGCAAGCACCCCCAAACTATTGATTGACGGACCGAATAATTACACTTTCGGTCAAAATGAATTAAATTTTAAAATGATATATTGTGCATTGTATGCTCAAAACCAGACTTTTTTGGGTTTTCTTTTCTCCGATGCACGAAAAACCTCATTTACTTATCAGGAAATAATCGCTGCCCAGCCAACCGCAAAATATCTGGTTATATCATTTGGTTCTGTTAATAGGGCGATGACTGAATCCGATATTGAGGATTGGCAGTTAACAGTTATCAATCAAGATAGCATTAAATATCAATTTGATGCACAGCAAAATCTGAATCAATGGGAAGGTAAAAAGATGCTGATAATGGGTGCAAGCGGAACAACAATCGGCGGAGATACATCTTGGCCTAAACTCACGGCTGTAAAACTTGAAATGGCAACGCCCATGCAAATGAACAATAGAAGGTGCTCAAACAAGTACGAGAATGGACAATTAACTATCTGTGGTATTTCCGCAACTATCGAAGAATTTGAATCCATAGGTGCAGACCCTTCATCATCTTGGGAGAACTATTTTGATAACACTTATGACCTTGCTTTATTTGGCGAATTTGCTATGGAATCATATAGTGAGGTATCGGTTGAAATAGATGGACATATATATTATGGTGGTGAGGAATTAATTGATATGATAGTATATCCATCGGCAACTTATAATAATAACCCCCATCTTACATATTCCGATGGCAGTACACTGGAATCACATAGGAACTCATATATTGGAGCAATTATTTATCTTCTGGATAAACTATGGTCTATCAATCCCACTTGCAGGGTTGTATTTACGGATGATTTCTTGCAGTATAATAGTTATGGGCAGATTAACGATATTCGGAACGGTGTTCATAAATTGTGTGAAAAGTTATGTATGCCAAATATCCAAATGTATAAAAAGTTATATTGGCTTGGTTATACTTGCGGAAATGGTGTTGCGGATGATAATAATCCAAATGTGTTCTTGTATGACGGGCAACATCCTTCTTTGGCAGGGCGAACAATAATTTCTAACATCTTTACTCACGAATTATTACTTATTTCGTAAGCATCTAACTGACTAACCTATGACTCACGAACAAGTCCGTTTCCAAGTAGCACTATCTTGTATTCTAAGAGTGCTTAAAACGTAAACTGGTAATTATAATACTGATTATACGAACAAAAATGAAAAGAATAATACAAACAATCATCGGTGCAATCCTGTTAATGGGTTGCACCCTTGAAAAAGACAACGGATTAGTTGATTTCGTTGTTGATTACAGGTTAGTTGAAAGCAATTCAATGTATGCCACAAAAGCGGTAACAAATGAAGATATATTGTTTGCCATATCGCAAACATTACCGTCAACCGTGCAATTAGTGTTCAAGAATAGCGCGGGCGCGTCAACGGTTGTCAATTCCGGGGAACGCACAAAGTTAGCCGCCGACCATTATTCGGTAACGGGTTCATATATTCCGGGTTCGTTGGGCGAAATTACAACCGATGTCAAGTTTACCGCAACACCGTACATTACATTTTACGCATCATTGGATATCGTGCAAGGCGTGGGAAATTACACGGTAAACGGTACGTTCAAATCCTTTGCGCTGACAATTGATTATGACGAAACGGCCAAAGGTTATTACAATGAAAACAAGGAAATTCCGTTCCAAAAGTATGATGATTTGGGAATCGTGTATGTACAGGGAATGGCAAACAACAAGGAATTCGCGGTATCGTTAGTTCCGGCCAATACAAAGTATGAAGAAACGGAATTCAGATTTACCGGGAATTCGAACACAACCAAATATACATACGTTGAGAACGGCAAATATTACAAGTTGCACCCGGCATTGATGGGAAGCAAAGGAAGCGTTGTTGAACTTGGGTTCCCGGATTTTACAGAGGGAACCGTAAAAGAATAAAGCGATGATAACCGCAAAGCATTTCAAAGAATCAGAATTCAAAAGATGTACGCCCCCGTGTTCATTACAGGATATGGCGCAAGGTACGATAAACCGATTGGATACGGCCCGCGACATTGCGGGCATTCCATTCGTCTTGAATAGCGCATACAGAACGCCCCAATATGAAATTGCAAACGGCCGCAAGGGTACATCATCCCACACGTTGGGCCGGGCCGTTGACATTCGTTGCAATGATGTTGAAAACCGATACAAGATTGTTGAAGCATTGCAACAAGTGGGATTCAACCGCATTGGAATTGCCAAAACGTACATACACGTTGACGATTCCCCGAAACATAAACCGTTCGTGATTTGGACTTATTAACCGAAACGGATATGATACAGAAGATTAAAGATTGGTTCGGCAAGCGCAAGCGCGAAGCCAAACAAAAACGAATGATTGAAATTGCCGTGTATGCGGAAAAATACGCGGATGTTGTAGTAAAGGGATTGTCAAAGGAAATGCGATTATCCAGCAAACAGGCAACAGACATTGCCCGGGTAATATTTACGGCGATTGTAAACGCCACGGATGGTATGTGTTCGCCATACGTCGCACGCCATACGCCGTATGATGAACCCGAAAAGGGACAATAAGGTTTCAAGGCCGTTCGGCATACTTTGGAATCGTTATGGCCAACCCGTCAGTAATGGCGGGTTTTTTATTATCTTTGTTCCGAAAACTTTTTTTTTACTTAAAACTTAGTCACAGGAACGCCCCGGCCGCGATGGTTCGGGCGTTACTATTTTGAAAGAAACTTAACACGTCCGGGTATATATGTAAAAGAATCCGGGAAAAGATAACATATTGTGAATTGTTTTCTATCTTTGCGAAAACGATTAAACAATGGTTCATTACAATATTTATCCGATGAAAGTTTGCGCCGGACTGATGGCAAGCGCAATGGCCGTATTTACGGAACGTTTATTGCCATTATTCATTACCGTCATTGTCTTTGAAATTGTGGATTTTGTTACCGGGGTAATCAAATCCGCGTGCGTATCAAAGCGAAAAGGCGAAAAACCCGCGTTTGAATCCATAAAGGCGTGGCGCACGATATACAAATTTGTTTTTATACTGATTGGTATATGTTTATCGGAAATGTTGGATAACACGTTAGTTGAATCCAATTTGCGTTTGGCCAACTATTTCACGGCCTTTTGTTGCGGCGTGGAATTTTGGTCGTTTCTTGAAAACGCGGCCATCATATCGGACCATCCGGTTTTTCGTTGGTTGCGTAAGTTTATGAAAGTGAAATTGGAAGATGAAATCGGTAAAATGAATGACGATGAAAAATAAGGGTGGGGCGTTTAGCGATAGTTTTGGAAACGATTTTAACAACAAACAAAAACCAAAGGAAATGACAAAACAAGAAATGTTGGCAACTATTGCCGAAAAGATTGCCGGACAGGGCAACCAAGTTGATTGCGGCGGTGCGTTATCAGAAATTTTGAACGCATTGGTAAACGGTGCAATTGCCGTTGAGGTCACAGACATTACCGCCATTGATGGCGCAATCTTGGATTCGCTGAATGTAGGCGATAAGATTGCAAAGGTAACAGGAAAGCAAAAACACCTGTACCAAGTATCTTACAAAGGCGATGGCGTCGGCGAGGGCATTTGCCTTACTTACGTTGCCGCCGGATTGGT